TTTGGGATTACAAGCCCCGAATGGCTTTCAATTATATCAGTTATATTTCTAACGATAAGTGCATATATCAGAGTATTCTACACAAGACTCTACTTCTCAAAGAGGTATGAGAATTGAATTACAATCGTTTAAGATCAGCACAGTACGGACATGGATTTAAGTGGTTCGTCTATGCTTTTAGAAATAGGATTTGGTTATTTAGATGAAAGGTATCATCTATGGGATCAAGTTCATAAATCCAGACACACAAGAAAAATTCCTTAAAGTAGGGATTGCAAAATATCGTGCTGGAAAAGTAGGATTAGGAGTATTACAACGAGGTTCTAGTAAAGACTTTTATACTCCTGATTATCAGCAGTTTATTCAGAGAACTTGGATTGGTGAGTATGAAGATTGTAGAAAGATGGAGTGGGTATTACACGAAATGTTTAGAGATGATAAGTACTTACCTGAAATAAAGTTTGGTGGATATACTGAATGTTTTAGTATAAACTCCAAAATTTTGAGATGGTTTCCCAAAAAGCGAGAAACAGCAGAAGATTGGACAAACAGGCATCAAAATTTAAACCTTAATGAATCGTAGAAATTTAAAAATATTTCTTGACAACAAGGTTAGTTTTGTATATAATATATAAATAGAAAATATGAAAAGAATAGAAATTCCAACAAACTGCCCATCATGTGGTTCTGTACTGGAACTTTTAAATGAGCAATTATTTTGTAGGAATGACTATTGTGAAGCAAAGAATGACAAGAAGTTGGAAAACTTTGTTTCTAAATTAAAAATAAAAGGTCTTGGGCCAGCAACCATGAAAAGGTTAAAAGTCGAGGACGTAGTGGAACTCTATAAATTAGAAAGACATGAGATAATCATGCGATTAGACTCAGAAAAGATAGGAAGTAAAGTATTTGAAGAACTTGAGAAGTCGAAATCAGTAGACCTTCAGACACTTCTGCCTGCCTTTTCTATTCCGTTGATTGGGCGATCCGTTTCAGAAAAATTATGTGGAACAGTCTCAAATATTCGAGATATCAATGAGCTAACTTGTAGTGAAGCAGGTATCGGCCCCAAAGCAACGGAAAATCTATTGGAATGGTTAGGGAAAGAATTTTATCCAAATCACTATATAGATTTGCTTCCTTTTGACTTTACAAGTTCATATAAAGCAGTAGAAGTAAAAGAAGTCAAAGGAACAGTATGTATAAGTGGTAAACTAAACTCTTATCCAAATAAAGCTCATGCACAGCAAGTGCTTGAAAACTACGGATTCGTAGTAAAATCAAGTCTAACAAAAGATTGCACTCATCTCATTAATGAAAGTGGGATCGAGTCAGCAAAAACCAAGACTGCTCAAGAAAGAGGAGTCGAGATTATAACCAATATAAAATTATTAATAGGAGAAATATAATGGCAGTACCTAAGTGGACAGACGAAAGAACACAAAGTTTAGTAGACTTTGTTGGTTCAGGCCCAGTTTCCCAAGCAACAGTTGCAGAAGCAGCTGACGAATTAGAAACATCTTCAAGAAGTGTTTCTTCAAAGCTAAGAAAAATGGGTTATGAAGTTGAATTAGCATCAGCTTCACAAAGCAAATCTTTTACAGAAGATCAAGAATCAACTCTTGCAAATTTTGTAAATGATAACAGCGGTCAGTATACATATGCTGAAATCGCAGAGAACTTTGAAGGCGGAGCATTTTCTGCTAAGTCAATTCAAGGTAAAATCCTTTCCATGCAGTTAACATCTCATGTTAAACCTGCACCTAAAATGGAATCTGTAAAAACTTACAGCGATGATGAAGAAACAACATTTATCAACATGGTAAATGATGGAGCTTTTGTTGAAGCAATTGCAGAATCACTAGGAAGAAGTGTAAACTCAATCAGAGGTAAAGCACTTTCTTTACTAAGAGCTGGTGAAATTAATGCTATACCAAAGCAAGAACATGTAAAAGGCAATGGTAAAGTAGACGTTTTAGCAGACCTAGACATTTCTGGTATGTCAGTCGAAGAAATCGCAGACGAAGTCGGTAAAAGTGTTAGAGGTATAAAAACCATGCTAACAAGAAGAGGCTTAACTTGTGCAGACTACGATGGCAGTGCAAGAAAAAACATTGGCTAGTTTAACTTAGAGTGTGGGGATTCTCCCCACACTCACTTTATTTGGGAGAATAATTGACATTAGCATCAGCATTAATTAAACAGATTATATCACAAGGCGATTTTGTAACTTGGAATCGTTTGAAATCCCATTATCTACCATCAACAACCTACCAAAAAATACATGGTATAATTGACAAGCATGTATTGAAATATCACAAGTTACCAACCTTCGAAGACCTAAAATCAAGTATTAGGTCTAGAGAATTACAAGAACAAATCTATGCAATCGAGACTGTTGAAACAGACATCGATCCATACCTTCTGCTCGACTATTTGAAGAACGAGTTTGCACAAGGAGAAATACTTACACGCATAGATGATTATATAGAGAACACAATAACACTAGCAGACGCACAGGAAAATATTGACAGTCTGCAAGAATTAGTTGTCCAAGTGCAAGATCGAGTTGATACAAAAGACGAAGATGAAGCTATGGACACAGTAGAACTTTTCGATTCAGAGGAAGACCTTTCTAATCGATTAGCGTTAGGATTAAATCAAGATTATGATTTATCCTACAAATTTTCTCCCAAAGATTTGGTCGTTGTCGGCGCACAGCGAGGTGGAGGAAAATCATTTACACTTTGTAATATTGCGAGAGCAGTACAGGAAACTGGTAAGTCTGCTCTTTACTTTACAATCGAAATGGACACTCGACAGATTCTACAAAGAATTGTTAGTATGAGTACTAATGTTCCTTTAGGTAGATTGATAGAAAGAAATTTATATCCTGACGAGTGGCAAAAGATTGCAAAGTGGTGGTCAGCCCGTTTTGATAAAGGACAGGAACATTTTGAGAGCTATCTCAAAGAGAAAGATTTTGATAAGTTTCACAGACTTCTTACACGAGAACAGTTTAATAGAACGAATCAAATTGATGTAGTCTATGATCCTGCACTTACTGTGGCAAAAATCATTAGTACAGTGCGACAGAAACGAGCAGAATATGATGATCTAGGTATCATTGTAGTTGATTATCTAAACCAAGTCAAGCGTCACAACGCTCCAAGTCGTTCAGGTCAGTATGACTGGACAGAACAGATAGAAATATCAAAAGCACTTAAATATCTAGCACAAGATGAAAATGTGTTAGTAGCAACTGCTGTTCAAACAAATGAGAATAATCAAGTACGATTCTCAAAAGGTATATTTGACGCAGTTGATGCAGCTTATCAAATATCCCATTGGGGAGACAAGGAGAACGCAATTAAGTTCACTTGTGAAAAAATGAGAAGTGATAAAATGGCAGGATTTGTGAGTGAAATTAATTGGGAAACATTGAAGATTGGACCACACACTGTGATGGATCCAGATGAAAAGGCAGAATTAAAAGAGACATTATCTTCAAATGAAGATGTATATGATTTATAAGGGGCTGTAGCTCAGTTGGGAGAGCATCTGCTTTGCACGCAGAGGGTCGGAGGTTCAAGTCCTCTCAGCTCCACCATTAAGGAGAAATATGATAGATACAATAAATAAAGTAGTAGAATGGCATGAGGCTAGAAATCTTATTGATGGCGCTACAGATAAAGATCAAGTATTAAAATTAGTACAAGAAGTAGGAGAACTATCTGATAGTGTTTGTAAACAACAAGATGTAAAAGATGATATAGGAGATTGTTTAGTTATTCTTATAAATATTGCTGCGAGAAATCAAACTAACTTACAGGAATGTTTAGAAGTCGCTTATAATGATATAAAGGATAGAAAAGGAAAAATGATCGATGGTATCTTTGTCAAGGATTGCTAAAATATTACTTGACAAAAAGTTAAAAATCGAGTATAATATATATTATGATTGCAACAGATTTACTTAGAGAAAAAGGAATAGATTTTAAGATACAGGGTAATGACGCTGTAATTAGATGTTTAAACCCTGAACACGATGACACAAATCCTAGTATGAGAGTGGATAAAATTACAGGTGTAATGCATTGTTTCTCATGTGGATTTAAGGGTAATGTATTTACGCACTTTGGTGCACCAGCTACAAGTCTGGAAATAAAGATACATAAAATAAAAGAAAAGATAGAACAAAAGAGAGCGGAGACAGTAGGTATTCAACTACCAGAAGATAGAGTTCCATGGGACGCTCCGTTCCGTAATATTGGAAAAGATACACTAAAGATTTGGCAGGCATTTACTTGGAATGTGCCTAAATTTGAAGGTAGAATAATTTTCCCAATTCGTGATATAACTGGTAAAACAGTTGGGTTAATCGGAAGATTAACAACAAATACAATGATAGGAGAGAGTAGACCTAAGTACTATATCTATCCTAATGGAGTACAGTTACCTTTCTGTCCAGCAAAGCCAAAGCTGATACAGAATCGTGCTATACTTGTAGAGGGCATGTTTGATGCCTTAAATCTTTGGGACAATGGTCTCAAGAATGCAGTGTGCTGTTTCGGCACAAGACAAATGAATTGGGTAAAATTATCTCTACTAAAAATGCAGGGAGCAACAGGTATAGATATTATGTTTGACGGTGACGATGCTGGCCGTCAAGCAGGACAGGAAATAAAGGGTCTTGCAGAAAGCATGGACATGGCAGTAAAGATAGTAAAATTAAAAGAAAATCAAGACCCTGGTAATTTAACAAAAGAACAAATAGAAGAAATTAAGAGGTTATTATATGGCTAAGATAGCATTAGTAGAAACAAGTCCGAGTTCAACGGACTTTCACAAATGGTTTGACTTTGAGTTTAGTAGATATGCTTTATCAACAGTCAAAAAGAAAAAGATATTGAAATCAGATGTAGATATAGAAATAGATGTAGACGAGTATGATTTCTTAATACTTGTAGGTTCAGAGCCTTTCAAGTACTTCACCAAGAAAACATCTATCACAGCAGAGAATGGGAGACTTATTAACGATAAATTTTTACCTATAATTAATCCTGCTATGATAGCATTTAGACCAGAAGCAAAGAAATCCTTTGAGGAAGCAGTAGATAATATAAAAGATTATATATCTGGAGATTTAAAAGTACAAGAGATACCAGAACATTTTAAAGTAGGAATACTAGACACAGAGGAAGCGTATCGTTTTCTTGCTAGTGCTATACAATCTGAGTCTGAGTATATCTCACTTGACTGTGAAACAAGTGCATTATCTCCGAGAGATGGATATATGATTGGATTTTCTATATCTTATGGTGGAAGTAATTACTGGCAGAGAGGAGCATACATATCCACAGACTGTATTGATGAGCAGTGTGAAACTTATATGCAACAACTGTTCGACAAGAAGATAGTAGTATTTCACAACGCAAAGTTTGACTTGCAATGGTTTGAGTTTCATTTTAATTTTAACTTTCCTAGATTTGAAGATACAATGCTTCAACATTATTTACTAGATGAACAACCTGGTACACATGGTTTGAAAACATTAGCAATGAAGCACACAGATTACGGAGAGTATGAACAACCCCTCTATGAGTGGATTGACAATTATCGTAAACAGCATGGTATATTGAAAGATGATTTCAGTTGGGATTTAGTTCCTTTTGAAGTAATGAAAGATTACGCTGCAATGGACGCAGTTGTAACTCTAGCATTATTTCACAAGTTTAAGAAAGCATTAGATACTAACGATAGACTTACTTGGGTTTACAGGAATATTCTATTACCAGGCTGTCGTTTCCTTTGTGATATTGAAACAAATGGAGTACCATTTGATACTGATAGACTAAAAAGAAGTTCTACTTTGATG